CCCCTACAGTATTATTTATCTTTTTTAACTAAAAATCGGGTTTTTAGCGGTATTTGTTACCCAATTCTCTCTTATTTCTGTAAGATGTTGTTCCAAGACGCTTTCCTAATGCTCTTGCGCCACCTATTGCACCAACGACACCTGCCGCCTGAACAATTGGATTATCCCACACTTTTTTCTTTTTATCTTTACTATCATTGACTGAATAGTTACCACGCTTTTGTAGTCTCTCTAATGCTGGTAGAAGTTCAGAACGTCTTGCTTTTGCTCTAAACCACTGTACCAATCTAGTTACTACTAATGCTTTTTGATTTTGATTAAGATTATCCCAATCACCTACCAATCTACGTATAGATTTTAGCATACCATCCTGTACATTTAAGTCTCTCTGAAAACGTAACAAATATCTTTGTTCAAATCCAGCATCTGACTTATTACCACCTATATGTAGTAAGTATCTTAGCACATCTGCTTTTTGAAGTGATATGCGCTTACTAGCGATTTCATCTTTGTCATCACTATTATCTACATCTTTGCCCATCAATCTGTTCAATGCCATATACAAGTCAGTACCATTTGTTCTGAAATAATCAAAATTTCTGAACTGCATTGTCTTGTCTGCATAGTTGCCTGCCAGTGGTGCAAAGTCATAATCTTTATTCATCACGTTCAATACTAAAAAGTGACAGAATGCTAAATCTGCCGCATCATCAATGTTTACCTTAGAGGCAATTTGTTTCGTTCTGAAAAGTCTACTTTCAGATAACGTATTAACAAATTGAATTTTGTTTACCATTTTCTGCAACTCCAATAGCGTGCCTTATGTTTCGGTCCTGGATTTTCACAATTATGCCTTGCTCTAAACGATTTTCTACGCTTCGGGTTTGACTTCTTAATCTTAACACCTTTTTGTCCAAAGTTAACTTTTACTACGTTACCTTTTGGATTCTTAACATATACTTTAAACTTCTTAACATCACCTGCCATAGGCTTGTTTAGTTTAACAGTACGCCCTTGGTATTCTGCTTCGAAAAGGCCGTCTTCACAATATGCAAGATACCCATATTCTTCATGGAAGTCTTGTGTATCATCTAAAGTTACGTCTATGATAGGTTCTTGTTTTGCGTTCTCAACCGCATCGATAAACTTTCTTAGTTCTGTATTATTTGCCATTTCTTTGTTCTTCCAATTGTTTAGCAAGTCCAATAATTTTGTCACTTGCTGTAGTTATAAAAAACCTAGGAATAAACGCATGAATTAATAATGCGATTGTAACCACTTGCATATGCAATGCTACTCCTGTTGCAAATTTAAAATGTTGCCATCTTGTTTGACCTACTGATTTGCAATGTTCTTTACACTTGTTTGTTAACATAATAGTATTTATCTTTCTTTACTATGTTATCGCCCCACTTGTTACTCGTTTGCTGTTCGGATGACGCTTCGCTACAAATGTAGAATGCGATAAATTTTTCTTAGTTGCCTTTTGACCCCTCTTTGGAGTCTTTACATGTGGTATTGCTCTTTTTCCCATAATATTTTAGTTAGTTAAGTTAAAATTAATCTCTTGGAGCGAAATTCGCCGCTGAGAATTCTAATCTATCTACAATCTTCATTGCTCTACCAATGTGGTCAACAATAACAAAGCCTTCTGGGTCTGTTACCTTGAATGAACCGTCTGGTTGCTCAATAAAACTGTCAATAGATTTTATATCACGCATCTTACGTTGAAACATCATTTTAATTGCCTCTACTTTTAGATACGCAGTATACATTGTTGCAATACTTTGTGCATTTTGTTCTATGAATTGCAACATTTCTTGTTGTTGTGCAACTTTTCTTTGACCTGCAGGTCCTTCACGTCCAGTTTTCAGTTTATCAATTGCTTTTTCATATGTATCATGTACTTTAGTATAGAAATCTTTTGCAAACTTACTAGCATCTTGTTCAAATGCTTGTCCGCTTCTTATTGGTTTGTTTGCATGTGCTTTTAACTCTGTTTTGAGGTTCAATGGCAGTTGTGCGTCAATTATTTTAAATGCTTTCTCATTAACTGTCATGCCTGCTAATTCTTTTATTGCTGTTTTAATTGCTTTTACTTCATCACCTGACATCTGTACTTGACCAGATACATCTTTAATACGTGCATCTGTAAACCAAACTTTACTACTAGGAGTTAATGAACTTGAGTCGAATCCAAAAGATGCTTTCATATCAGCAATACTATCACCAGAGTAACTTGTATGGAATACAATACCCATATCTGCGGCTCTCATTTCTTTTGCTGTCTTGCTATTTGCTGGGACGACATATGTGATTGTATTAGGCTTGAATGCTAACATCTTTTCACCATCAATCGTAACTTCTTTCAAATCTTCTTGTGTAAAAAGCATGTCACCTTGTAATACGCCTTGAATATTTAAGTCTTTTAGACCCTCTAAAGAACGGTATAGTTTATTACGTAAACCTTCTTTACTTACTGCTTCGCCATTCTTAGTAGTATCAGAGTGGTTACGTTTAATATCATCTTTTGTTTTATTTAATTTAGGAGTTTTAGCAAATACACCTTTAGTTCCTACAAAAAACTGACCATCTTCTGGGTCAATACCTGCAAATACCGCCGGCGAACCGTCCCATTTTGTAGTAATAGAATCACCCGATTGTGCGCCATCTACTGCATCCAACAAATGTGAGAATGTAGTTACAACTCGTTTAATACCCTGCGTACCTTGATTGAATACTAATTCTTCTGCGTGGTCTAAGTGTGTATTCTTATCTTCTTCTAATTGCTTTGCATCACTTAAGGCTTTCATACGCTGATGAAATCCTTTTTGCTTTAAACGAGGCTTACGTGGACCTCTAAATCTACGATTTAATCCCTGACTTAATATAATTTCACTAATTTTCATGTTCTTTTCCCATGTGGTTGCTCGCCTGTCAGTCCAGGTCTAGCGAACCATAATCTAAACCATTCATCTGTACCGGGTTGAATATTATGCTTACGCTGATATTCACCTTTTTCGGTGCCAGTATGGGAGATATTTTCTTGGTGCTTAGAAACATCGTAGGGTTTGTATATACCTGCGAGTACTTTTAACTGATGTAACTGTTGCTCAAAATCCATTTACTTCTTCTTAGCACTAATAATACCTCGTTTGAACTTACGCATGTCACCGCTTTTAATACTGTTGACAAGACGCTTTGATAAGTCAGCCGCAGTTTCTTCATCGAATTCTCTTTGAATGAATTCGATTAGATTTAATGCACCAGAAATAATATGTTCACCTTTTTGCTCGACAAAACGTTCTCTATCACTTGATAATGCAAGTGAGTTTAATTCATCAAACAGGCTTTTACGTGGTCTATTCATTTTAAATCTCCGTTACAGTATTTATCAATTTGCATCAAAAGGACTTGATTTCTTGCTTCGTGCCATTGCTCTAAGGGCTTGTGCCGCATCTGTTTTCTCTATTGGTGCTGAATTTTCTTCATCTTTTGTTGTTACTGTTGTTGATTTCTTTAGATTTGCCATCACCTTAGATGTTTGATTATCTGTAGATTCACCAACACCGCTGAATTCTTCATCACTATCTGCATCACTAATACGCAAACTGTCTCTATCAAATACTAGATTGACTTTAGAACCAACACCACTAGAAGAACGTGTTTTAAGAAGTTGTAGTTGATAATGCCCACGTTCACGCATCTGATTACTCGTAAAGATACCAATAACATTATCAGCAGTTTGAATTTTAGAGATACCACCAGCAATATGTGAATGGTCGAACTCAATTTCTTCTACAGCAGAACGATTTAACTGAGAAGCAGTAACTAGAACGGTTTCTGATTCCATTGCAAAGTTTCTTAACTCCTCAGTTACATATTTGTCTTTAATAAACAAATCACTCGCTGAAACTTTCTGACCTGCAGGTGACATCAAATCCAGATAATCTACACACATGCAGTCAACTTTCACACCAGTTTGTATTTGTAATTCTTTTATATAAGAACGCAAATCATTAACTGTAGAACCAGAAGGGAGATACTTAATTCTTAACATACCAGACTTTTTGCTGATAGTTTTGACTTGAAGTTCGACATCATCTAGTTCTTTAAATATTCGTTTTGTGCTTCTATCCGTTTGCATAGCATACATACGCATACTTGAAAGTTCTTCTGAAAGTTCCAAAGTGAAGTAAACACAATTCAAGCCCAACGAAGCCCAGTTTAGTGACATATTCTGCATGAATAGAGATTTACCAGCGCCGGACCCGCCCGCAAAAATCGTTATCTCTCCACGATTAATGCCCCCATATAATTTATCATCCAATGCTTTCCAACCTGTCGATAGTTGGCCGTTATTATCTTTTAACTTGTTTAGCACTGCACGTGGATCCTCAAAGTAGTCTGTACCTAATGAACGTGCTAGTCCAGTTTGTACTGCTTCTTTAATCCGTTGTTCTACTTCACCATAGTTGCCAGTCTCTAATAGGTCCGCACTATCTACGATTGCTCGTTCAATTGCTTTATGCCTACAGAATGTTTCAAACTCATCTACAAACCATTCGCTATGTTGGGCTATATCTTTGCTGTCCAGTTTTATTAACTCTTGACCTGTCTCTGCCTTAATCATATCAGTTGAAGGCATAGTTGAATATTCTTCACTATGTTCTGTGAGAAATTGTACAACTTGTCTAGTACCTCTATCGAAATACCTAGGGTCTACAATTCCTCGAACTCTTGTGAACAATTCGGGGTCAGTTATCATAAACTGTACGAATAAGTTTTGTAAATCTGCTGTGTAGTTTTTAACGTCTGACATATATTATATTCTAAGTCCTTTTATGCTATTTGTCAATAGCCATTGTGATTATCTTGTCTACTACTTCGTCTAGTTGTACGAGTACATCCACACTCTGTATATCTGTAAAATTGTCATGGCTAAACTCACCAGGTGAGACTACCCATTCTAACACTGAATACGGTAACTTAACACTGAGACCATCGCCTCCGTTTGTTATATGAGGTGTAACATTTTCGTGTTTTACTATTGCTACTGCATCATTATCGACTATCATCAAATAATCAAATGTATCTGGCAATGTTCTGCCATGACTTGAACCTAGAGTGTTATTCAACTTAACAGAACCTGTAACAGATTTCTTCTTCTCTGCTCCTGTTCCAGTTGTTAACACATTTGTACCGCATTTTGTTTCAATACGGTATTCTCCGAACTGATGGTCTTGTCCAATCAAATCTACATACTGAACCTTACCACCACTCATTTTTTCAATTGCTTTATCTTGTATAATTGACTTTAAGAAACGCAACGTTCTATCATTAAGTTGATTACCAACTGAATGTCGCATTTCAAAAAAACTTTTCCAATCAACTACCTCAGATAGCGACTTTGCTAACTCTGACATATTACACCTTTTGATTAAAGAACAATGAAGATACACTTTCTTCATTGCTAACTCTACGAATTGCTTCACCAAAAAGTTTGGATACACTAACTTGTCTTGTCTTTTTTAAATCCTTAGGACAGCGAAATTGAATACTGTCTGTGATTACAAGTTCGTCTAATACACTATCTTCAACTTTCTGACATGCCTTGCCAGTTAATACTCCGTGTGTAATATATGCTCTAACACTTAATGCACCAGCATCCATGATAGCCTGTGCGGCATTACATAATGTGCCGCCACTATCAACAATATCATCAACTAAAATAGCATGGTGACCCTTAACTTCACCAATAATATTCATTACTTCACTTACACCTGCTTTAGGTCTACGCTTATCAACAATTGCAATGTCTCCATGAAACATATCAGCAAATTTACGGGCTCTCATAGTACCACCTGCATCAGGTGAAACAAATACTGTGCCACTGTAGGCTTTATCACCTAATCGTCTCTTAATATCTTTAGCAAATACAATACGACTTGTTAAATCATCAACTGGGATATCAAAAAAGCCTTGAATTTGTCCAGCATGTAAGTCCATCGTTAGAACTCTATCTGCACCGGCTTCTGTTACTAGATTTGCTACTAGTTTTGCAGTAATTGGGGTACGACTTGCACTTTTTCTATCTTGTCTTGCATAACCAAAATAAGGAATGACTGCTGTAATACGTTTAGCACTACTACGCTTTGCCGCATCAATCATTACCAATAATTCCATTAGATTATCGTTTACTGGAGTACTTGTGCTTTGTATAATGAAGACATCTTCACCACGAACATTCTCTAAAAACTCTACGCTACTTTCACCATCTGCAAAAGTTTTGATTTCAGCAGGAACTAGAGTAGCAAAACAGTGTGATGCTATTTCTTCTGCTAGTGTTAAGTTACTATTACCAGATATAATTTTCATGTTTGGTTTTCTTCCATCAATTTTATACATTCTCTTTGCATATGTTCAACTTCAAGTTTCATTACTTCAAGTTTTTGTTGTTCCATCGTAACATCAACTATTGCAGTGGCAATTTCATGTGCCATCTTTTGATAACCATCTTTCATACCACTTTTGTAACTAAAATACGCACAGGCACCAATAAAGCCACCTAACATCACTATTAAATCCGTTCCCATCATTATCTCCTCTAATATTAATAGATATTATAACATATGAGACAATTAATGTCAATTAAATTTCTGTAATTGTCTGTTGTTTATCTACTGGATGTTCTGGTTGTTCTACTACACCACTTTCAAATGATGTTATCAATTCATACATTTCATAACAATCATATCCAGATACTGCAATAGAACCTTTGATATACAGAGGATTGATTGGTAGCAATGCTTCGTTTATTTCGTGGTATGTGATTATTTTATTTCTATATATAATACCACGAGTAGTTAGGGCTGTACATTCTTGGACATAGTAGTCTATTCCACCCAATACCATTACAGCCATATCTTTGTCTTCTAATTCAGTTGCAAGTGTAAGCAACTTTGGGTCAGTATCAACAACATCGTGTGGTTGTGCTTCGACTGACTTTATAAAAACAAATATTATTACAAAAGTAATAACAGTTGCATAAATTAGATTTTTAAATGACATGTCCCTTTTCTCTTAGTCTGCGTTTCCACGCACCACCAATTTTTTGTTCAGACAATTGTTCACGTAACCATTGTAATGTTGGTTCTTTTTTGTCTTCTTCGATAGATGGGTCTTTCGCTAATGACTTGATTAGTTGATTGATTTCAGTTTCCGTTAAGTTTAATAGATTCATTGAATTGTCCTTATCATAGATGTTTCCTGTTTTTATTATATTCATACATTTCTCCTTTTATGGTAAATAATTAGTCATATGTTGTGATTTAAGAAATTTACAATTTTTGTTGTGCCATTCTTCATACATCTTTACATATGGTTTTACATCAAGACCGAATTGCTCTTTAATAAAAGTACCACTGAATAAATCATTCATGTTATACAACTGAGGATTTATTTTATCGTACCATTCTCTTTCATATTTGTACATAGTTGGCCACCATGGATTATGATGATTAACTTCATCTATCTTAGTGCCATAATCTTTCCTAGCATCCCAAGATAAAACTTCTCTTCTCATACGTTGTGTAAGCATCATTGGAAATGACCGCCACATATGAAGAGCATGTACAAATGTGTTTAACTCTACTACATTTTTAAATGAATCTAAATCTAGTTGGTATTTATCGATATTCACTAAAACATCTAGTGTTTTAAAATATAAGGTCCACGATTCATCGTTGAGTAATTCATCGCCAACATAATCTAATAAGAATTTTTTAAGTGTAGCGGCTTCTTCAGAAGTATGTACAGTCACATCAGTAGATGATGTGTCATTATCAATCCAGACTTCTAATCCCTCTTCATAATACCTACATAATTCTGAAATGGCTTCTGTCTTTTCATCGTATGTTATTAATGGACTACAAAATACTTTTGATTCAGACAATGTAGTACAATATTTTTCCCATTCATTTGGCGCAATGTCAATTATTATAGTACCTTCAAATAGTTTCATTAAAGGAGTTACAGAGTGTAATCTGATTAAATAAGGTTTGTCTTGTCTTGTAAATTTATCTATAACTTCATCCATTGAATCGTCAAGTACTGACGGATGAAAGTGAGACGATGAAGACGAAGTTATTTCGCAAAACTTATCATACCAATCTTCCCATGTATGTATAGTGTCGTGTTCTGCTAATTTACTTCCATTATGGCAATCGTTGTCCACAGAATTATAGGAAGACATTAATGATTCGTTCATAAAAAAATCACCAAACATCCAATCTGTAAATAACGACCTATTACTATTCTTTGCTCCCACTTCTGTATAATCAGAACTGCCAAAGTTTTTATTATAGAAATATTCAGTTTCTTGTGTCAGATAATTACAGATTGTTTCGCCACCCATTCCACCTTTGTATGAGAAGAATACGAACTTATGTTTGTTATCTCTCATAAAATTTATGAGTTTTTCTTTATTCATTTCAACCGTTCAATATCTTGTTCTTCACATTTTTCGCCATATTGTACTTCTAAAATATGACAAGGTTGATTTGATTTGTTACATGCTTGGTGCCATTGTTTTTCTTCGATTGTGATAGACTTATTTTCTGTATAAGTGCCCAATTCTTCTATATCAGAAGAAACATTTATTGTATTAAATGAACATTCACCTTTGAGAATATACCAATGTTCTGCTCTAAGTTGATGGCGTTGCATACTTAAACTTTGTCCTGGAGCAATAATCAATTCTTTGACTTTATATCCTGGCTTATCGTCTAGTACTCTATACCATCCCCAACTACGAATTGTTTTTGGTGCTTTCCACTCTTCTAATATCCAACTACTTGAATTTTGTTTACTATTACCGCCAACGCCCCATATAAAACCAAATCCAGGTGAAGTATCTGCAATAGATGTTGCAAATTCTACTTCAGGCGTATTGCCTTTTTGTCTGTCGCCACCATTAGCGAAGATTATTTGGTCATTTGGATAATGTGCAATAACTTGTTTAATGAAATTGATAGCAGTATCATCGTCATCCATAAAGGTGAAGACTTCATCTACCATTTGTAAGTTATTAAGAATTGCTAGACGCTCATTCCAAGGCATAAAAGATTTACCCTTTTTGCGTTCTAGCCATTCATCTGAGTTTAAGCCTACAATGAGCATGTCGCCCAATTCTCTAGCGGCTTTAAGATATGAAATATGTCCCGAATGTATCGGGTCAAATCCACCTGTTGCTAAGACTATCTTCATTTTGATTTAGTCTCTGTCTTGTAACGTTTAGTTAGAAACTTTAGGTTTTTACTAATCCATTCATCTATCGTATAATCAACTGTTTCATTCCATGCTGACTTTTCGTCTTTATGTTCAAACCAAACGTTTTGTAGCCATGCTCGAAAATTCATATTCATTGGTAGACTCCTTTAGTTGTTGATATATTTCTAGTATAGCACCTTTATGGTATCTTGTCAACTTTTTTCATATGTATTTCTACAATAGGATGTTCATTGACAAATTTCATTACAGTATGATATTTTTCACAGATACCGTTTTCAATATTTGCATTGCCAATGTCCATCATAATCTTTTGTAACTTTAGAATTATCTGTTGGTCTGGCTTCCTAGGAACTAGACAGAAATG